AGAATTTATAATCATTGGACAGATAATTTTGAAGATGAAATATTGACAATTGATAATATTAGTGAAATATTGGTTTATTTTCCTATTGAAGATATTAAACCTTATCTTCGACCGCTTTCAAGTATGACTTATGAGGAAAAGATTGAATTGAAGACCATAACAAAAGGTGTAATTCAAACTGTTGGTTTGGAAGACATAGTTGTAACAACAGATAAAGGATTTGATTGGCTCAATAAGAAAGGATTTGATTACAAGGGATTGATTCCTAAGGGACTTGCTCATGAAGCATCGAAAGATATGTATAATTTTTGAATTCTATAAATAATATTCTATATTAATTTGTTAAAATAATTAATTTATTATGACACTTTTTGAGATTTTACCTTCTTTTATTTATGGAAAAAAGATTCACCGTCTTTCTTGGAATGATAAACTTTGGTTTGAAACTTCAGATGGTGAAATTATCAAAACATATATGTTAGAAGAAAATGGAAATAAGTGTTTGTTACATCTTGGTGAGAAGTTTTCTTTAGATGATGTAACTGCTGATGATTGGGAATTATTTAAAAATTAATCAATATGAAGACAGAACTTGAAAATACTGTACTTAGAAAAGTAATTGATAAGGCATATAATTCAGGTTATAATGAGGCAATACGAAGAGCCACTGAATGGCTTGAAAAGAATGCTGAAAATTATGTTTGGTGGCTTGAAGGTGATGGCGGAATGAGTGATGAATTTATTGAAGATTTTATTAACGCATTAAAAAATAAATAATATGAAGATTCTTGGAACTTACAAAAATGGTAATTATCAGGTGACTATTCTTAGTGATGGTACTAAGATTCGTAGGACTGATGAAAATGAATTCATTCCTGAATTTCCTGAAAATGCTGATGTAAAGATTACTGATAAGTGTAGTCAAGGATGCCCATTTTGTTATGAGGGTTGCACCAAGAAGGGTGAGCATTCTTATCTGATGTGTGAAAATGGCACTTTTGGACAGCATTGGATGTATACTCTCAATCCGTATACTGAGCTTGCTATCAATGGTAATGACCTTGACCATCCTGACCTTGACAAGTTCCTTCTTAAGATGCAGGAGATGAAGATTATTGTAAACATTACAGTAAATCAGAATCAGTTTATGAAGCATCTTGATTATCTTAAGTATCTTACTAAGTACAAGATGATTTATGGTCTTGGTGTCAGTCTTGTCAATTCTGATGATGAAAAGTTCTTTGAAGCTCTTAAGGATTTTCCTAATGCTGTTATCCACACCATTGCGGGTATTCTTACCAGTAAAGACATCATTAAGCTTATGAATCATCATGTGAAGGTTCTTATTCTTGGTTATAAGACTCTTGGACGTGGTATTGCTTACAAGGATAATGTCTTCAACCATGTTCAGGATTATATTCAGCAGCTTCAGTTCTGGCTTCCTAAGATGGTTGATAACTGTAAAGTAGTTTCTTTTGATAATCTTGCTATTGAACAGCTTAATGTAAAGGAACTCCTTTTTAAGGACAAGCAGGATGAATGGGATGAGTTCTACATGGGAGATGATGGTAATTTCACTCTTTATATTGATGCTGTCAATAAGACATTTGCAAAGAATTCTTGTATGCCTAAGGAGGAAAGATTTCCTATTAATGGAAGAAGCATGACTGCTATGTTTAACTTTATTAGGACTAAGTATGGTATTAAAAGATAAAGATTTTTTAAATAGTATTAAAGAAAATAAAGAATTTCATGATGCATTGATTAAATGTTTTCCTAATGGTATTCCTGAAGATATAAAAGAAACAGTAAATAAAGGATATATATCTATTTATGATGCTGGTGTTGTTTGTGATGATTTACATGGTTGTACAGAATATCCAGATTAATATATGAACATAACAGATACGGAATTAAATCATAATAAATTGCAAACATTTACTTGGAACCCAGTTTCTCAATTTCCAGAAAATTTAGAAAAACCAGTAATATGCCTTACTCAATATGGTCATATTATTACATTTAATTGTATGGGTAATCCTAAAGAATTAATAAATGGAAAACCTCATAGATATTATAATAGATTTTATGGTTGTATATATTGGGCATATGCTGAAGAACTTACACCATTAGATATAGAATATAAAAATAAAAAGAAATAAAATATGAGACATAGATACATATTTTGCGGACTTGTCTATGGTACTGATAAGGTGTCTGATTTCAGGTTGATTTCAGATATTACTAAATATAATCTTGGAGATTGTATAAGAGTCAATATTCCAGATGATATGGAATTGAATCATTACCCAGGTGATGGATATAGTACTGTTTATTATGATGACAGAACTCTTGATGATGTAGGTTGGGATTGTTATATTCTTTATAAAGGCAGATGGAGAAAGTTCAATTATCTTAAACAATTTAAACCATGTGAATGGTGGCAAGTTTTACAATATATATTTAGTCTAAACAAATGTGGAGATAAAGTTGGTTGGACTGATAATGAAGAGGAATACAGACAATATATTAAAGATGGATATTCTGGTAAAGTTCCATTTAAGTCAGAAATGGAATTAAAATATCCTTCATTTAAAGAAGATAAAAAAGGATTAGATATTCCAATTAAACTTAAAGAATATCCATTTGGGAGCATAGATGATGATTGGTTTAAAATTTATAAAGAACTTATAGAAAAATATAAGTAAAATATTTAATGGAAATAATATAATATACAAATTAGTAACAGAATAAAATATATAAAAAAGATGGATTATTTTGAATCCATCTTTTTTGTTTCTATATTATAATAGACATAGATTTAGTATGAAAAGATATATTATACATAGACCTTGTGATTGGAAATACTTAGATGATAAATCTTGGTATAATAACAATTTTTATCAGAGCCTAAACACAGGAGAAATAATTTATGAATATTGTGATGAGTTTGCAAACACTTTAGATTTTTATTTGGTTGATGATAATTTAAAGAAAATTGCAACTCTTGGTTCACTTTGGTATTCAGATATGGACTGGAATTCAGAAAATGATATTGAATTAGAAGAATTTTTTACATAGTATGGAAAACATTAATCCTAAATATCCGCGAACATATCATGTTCCTTGGTCACCTGGAACAACTTCTGATGATAAGAAGCTGTCTGGTAATTGGTTTGATAACTATAGAGGTAAGGAGGTAGTAATTACTGAGAAACTTGATGGAGAGAATAATGCAATTAATCATTATAATGTATTTGCTCGTTCTCATGGAGCGCCCACTCGTTCTCCTTGGACTAGAAATATTTGGGATAACGATGGCATTCTCTGGCAAATTAAAGACAAGATTGCTGAGAATGAAGTTGTTTACGGTGAAAATTTGTTTGGAGAACATTCAATCAAATATAATAAGCTTCAGAATTATTGGCATATATTCGCTGTAACTAATGGAGATGTTTGGTATTCTTGGGATGATGTTTGTATGGTTGCAGATATTCTTAAGCAGCCTCATGTGCCGGAACTTTGGAGAGGTATTCTTGAATCTGAAGAACAACTTAAAGAATTGATTGATAAGTTTATTCATGAACCTTCAACTTATGGTCATGAGAAAGAAGGTTGTGTAATTCGTCTTGCTGATGAATTTCCTTTTGAAGATTTCAGTAAATGTGTATGTAAGTGGGTAAGACCTAATCATGTACAGACTGATGAACATTGGACCAAGAATTGGAAACGAGCTAAGTTAATGTGGGAATATAATGAAAACTAAAAGAATCTGTAACAAACTTAATAAGCTTATTTCTGAAAAGAAAGAAGGTTTTATTGATGAAGTGAATAAAATTATTTATGAGCTTTATCAAAAAGGTGGTGAGATGTATTGGGATAGGGATGTTTGGATTGATAATAATTTTGATGATAAAAGATGTAGAGATTTAGTTCGTAAGACAGATAAAGTTATGTTTGTTCCTTCTGATGATGAACAAGAACATCCTGGTATAGTAATTAAATATAAAATAAAATGAGACAACGAACAGAATTACATAGATGCATAGAACAAGTTTATAATTTATCTAATAGACTTAGTCTTGCTTTACAAAATCTTTCATCTATTGCTACAGAAATATATGGCGAAGATCTTCAAGCAGATTTATGTGGAGGAAATGAAATTGAATATAGAAGACTAGGTCCAGATGGATATTTTGATGCTATGGATTGCATTAGGTTAGAAGATATAGAAGAAAGATTATAATATGAGTATTGTTATTGAAAAACTTAGAGAACATCTTGCAAATACTCCTAAAGAGCAGCTTGATAAAGAATTCGAATCTCTTGAAAAGTATAATTTTGGTCCTACTGTAGAAGAATATATTGAAAATCTTAAAGAATTTACAAAAAAGAAAGTAGAATGGGGTAAGAAAGAAGTACATAGACTTGAACTTACAGGTGAATGGGCTAAAGATAAAACACATTGGAGAGAATTGAAGAAAGCAACCAAATATTTTGAAAAATATTTAAATAAGTTACATTGGATTTGAGAAAGCAATAGAACATAAGAAAACTAAAAGAAAACCATATAGAGGTAGTAAAGCATTTGATTATTCATGTCGTAATCATGGTTCATGTTCTTGGTGTGAAGGTAATAGAACATATAAAAATAGAAAAAGAGAATTACAAAGTAATGAATATAGTAAAATTGATTGATTATGGAAGACATTAAGAAACTTAAAGAAAATATTGAAAGCCTTATGAAAAATTATAAGGAGTTGAATTCTAAAACGAAATATGGTAACTATTGGCTGGGAAGAGTAGATGCATGTGATGAAATTCTTAAACTTATTGATAATGATGAAAAAGAGAATTAATGAAACACCAGTTATTAATTTAGATAATAATGATAATCCAAATGCGCAATATGTTTATGGGTGGTGTGTATTAGCATCAAACCAAGAAAATGGAAAAAATAATAAAATAATTATATTTACAGATAGGAAGAAACCACAAAGACAAACTACTGGTTGGGATGGCGATGGATATATTTATTTTGGCGAAACAAAAGATAAAAGATTATATGAAAATAGAACGCCATTTTCCAATCCAATATTAGTTAAAATGAAAGTTGAATTAGGATAATATGGGAAATATAATTGTAAATGGAAAAAGATACACTACGCCTGAAGGAAGTAGTGTTAGTATTATTGATAATAATGTTTACTGTAATGGTAAACTTATTGTAGATACTGATAAGATAGTTGAGAAGAATATAAAGATTGAAGTACAAGGTAATGTCAATGAATTAAAAACTAGTTCAGGAAATGTTAATGTTACTGGTAATTGCGGTAATGTTAAATCAACTAGCGGAGACATTAATATAAAGGGAGACATCAATGGAAATGTTGCTACAACAAGTGGTGATATTAGATGCAGTAAAATAAGTGGAAATGTTTCTACTGTTAGTGGTGAAATAATTAAAAGAAATTATGGAATATTTTAATAAAATAATATGAAACATTATGATAGCATACCAAGAATTCAAGATGATGGATCACTTAAAGGTGAATTCGTCTGGGGATTCAATAAATTAGATGGCCAGAATTTTGTGGCTACATATAATTGTAGAAAGAAAACTTGGGGTCCATTTGGAAGCAGAACTGTTACTGTTGATGAAAATAGTGAGCAGTTTGGTCCTGTTGTAAAATGGTTTAAGAATTCAAATTATCCAGATATTCTTGCAAAGATTGTAAAAGAACATTCTGGGAAGAAAGATGTGTTTACTGGTATTGAAGAAATAACATTTGTATTCGAATGGTATGGAGAAAACTCATTTGCCGGGAAACATGTTGAAGGAGATGAAATGCATCTTGCTTTGATTGATGTATTTCTTAAGAAGAAAGGTTATCTTGAACCAGAGAAATATTATGATTTATTTAAGATGAGTGGTGTTGAGATTCCTTCACTTATTTATAGAGGAGCACTTGATTCTACAATCATCAATTTGATTCAAACAAATGATTGGACAGAACCTGATTGTGCAATGCCATCTGTTAAAGAAGGTGTAGTATTCAAAAGAAGTACTATGCTTAAAGGTCAAAGACGACCTTCTGTAAAAGTTAAGACAAAGTGGTGGCTTGATAAGTTACATTCAACTTATCCTGAAGATATGTGGAAAAAACTTGAATAATATGACAGAAGAAATCAAAAATTTTATTGAAAAGTACAACAAACATGTTCAGTGGGACAATGAAATTATCAAGAGTCTTGGTAAGAAGAACATCCCGAAGGATATTATTGAGAATTATTTCGCCGGTGAACCAATCACTGAAGATGGATATGATATTGAGAATGCCCGTTTATATGAATATGGGAAGGATGACAACTGGGCAGGTACTCTTGAACTTCATGTTTTTAGTAACAAGACATACCATACCGTATATTTCTGGATTCACAAGGATTACACAGAAGAGGAGTACAAAACTCATCGTATTGAGTTAATCAAGAATGAAATGAACAAGAAGCTTGATGAGTTGTTTGAACAAATTAAAGGACTTACCGCTGAGTTCAAGCAATATAATAAGCTTAAAAAAATGATTGCAAAAATAAATGGATATTGATTTTAATTTAACAAAATATGAATGAGAAGATTGAAGAATACCTGAACATGTCTGTATCAGAGCTTAATGAGAAAATGAATCAGAATGATAAAATTCTTAGTAAGATTTGGAAAGAAGATGCTGGTTCTTCTTGGGATAACTATTGTAAAAAATGCCAACCTTATTGGGATGATAATAAGTTATTGCATGCAGCTGCTTCAATAAATACAAAAATTGATGACATCGAAATGGAACCTATGGACGAATTCCATAAAAAATGTCGTGTTCCAATTAAAACATTCATAGACTGGTGTAAATATGATGCAGTAACTTCATATGACGGATTCGGTGAATATGCAAATAAAAATGAAGTTTCAAATCTTCCAGTTTCATGTTGGGGTATTAAGAATGGCTTTGTAAGAAAAGATTTTACTCATGTATGTTGGTATAATAAATAAATATTATGAAAGAACCTATTAATAAAAAAAAATTGGTAAAAGAAGGATTTGAAACTTATGTTTCTAATAATCCAAATGTTTTAAGTGCTCAAATAATCAAATACAAGTATAAAGATAGATTTTTGTATCAGCCTTGGATTGTTAATAAATTTAACATATTAATAGGTAATAGAGTTGGTTATTGGAATATTGAAATAGCTAAGAAAGCAATAGATAATTATGAATAAGAGAGTTAGATTTTTTAAGCAAGAAGATAGGTGGTATGCCGATGTACCCAATCATTCATTAGAAGATAATGAAATGGTTATGGGTGCTGATATTGCACTTGATTTAATTTCAGAAGGTCATGACGAATTATTTTTAATTCTTAGTGATACTGAAGACCCTAAAGCATTATTGCATTTTCACATAAAAGAACATGATGATGAAGGTGCATATTACACAGTAAGTGGATTGCTTTATAATAGGGTAGCTGGTTTACTTGTAGATTTATATCCACAATATGATCACGAAATTTGGATATGTAATGTAACACATGATGTATTCGGCGAACATCCTGATGATATTTATTTAATTGATATTGAAAAGTAATTATATTAAATATGAAAATCAATTCCTGGAAAGATATTTGGAAAGGTCCATTTTGGTCAGATGATTATGGCTGAGTATATGATAAAGATAATACTCCAGTTTTTACTGCTGATGATTTGACTGAAGAGAATGATAAGTTCATCAATACATTAACGGATGATATTGCTGCAGTATTGAATGGTAAAGAGGCAAACCAAAAGTATAATGGATTTGAAATTAAAGATGGATGTGATATTTATCTTAGTGATGTATGTATAGGATATTTCGGAGGCTGGTGACATATGTGTGGAGGTCTTAAATTAAGTTCTGAAGAAGCATGCAAATATCAAGATAAATTGATTGAATTTGTAATAAATAAATTATGTAATTAATTAATGAATAAGTATATATTAGAAGATAAAGGCAAGGAACTTTCATGGCTGCTTAGACATGATTCTCATTCTTTCGTAAAAGGATTGATTGATGAACATGGGTGGAGAAGTGTAGATGAGATATGTGAAAAATATCATTATACTAAAGAATTGATTGATGAAATTGTTGAAACAAACAACAAGAAGAGATATGAGTATAATGATGACAAGACTAAGATTAGAGCAAGACAAGGACATTCAATTAATGTAGATGTTGAATTAAAAGAGGACACTACTATTACTGAAAATAATCCTTATCTTTATCATGGAACATCAGACAGGTTCATTGAAGACATTAAAAAGGAAGGATTACTTCCACAATCAAGACAATATGTGCATCTATCAGTTGATGAACCAACTGCATTTAATGTTGGAAAAAGACATGGTGGCAAAACTTATGTAATAAAGATAGACGCACACCAGATGAAATTTGATGGAGAGAAAATCTATATTTCTAATAATGGTGTATATAATGTAAAGAAAGTATTACCTAAGTATTTTAAAGATATATGGGTATATCCTAACTTATCAATTAAAACAAAATAATATGAAAGTAGCAAAAGCAGATAAGGAAGAATTTGATAAAGTATATGATTTTATCAATGTAATGGATTCATTATTTGATGGACGTTTTTGGAGTCATGAAGAAGAATGGAAAGAATGGGATGATGATAATCCAAATAAAAATTTATTGCTTAAAATTGAAGAAGAAATTAGAGAATCAGATGGTGAAACAATTTGGGATGGTGTAGATAACAGATTAATCATTTATGAATTCATAAAAAGAAAATGGATGGAAGCAAACTGGTGTGGATCATTTGACAGAATTGTAACTGATGCCGAAGTGTTAATTGATAATGTGTGTGATCCTAATCTTGATTATCTTGAATATAAGCCAGAAATAAAAGAAGCTATTGAAAAATATGAACAAGAAAAAACTTCTGAATAAAAGTTGCATAACATGTGACCATTTTTGCTGGTTGGATGGCGATTATTGTTGTATTGCCGGTATGCAATCAAATAAAGAAGGAGCAAAATCATTTATCTTACAAGAATCAAAAACTGGTGAATTTAATTTAGAGTTTATTGATGTTATTGAAAAACATAAAGATTGTGTATATTATAGAAATACTAATAGAAAAAGAAATATTTATAGAGAAGCTTTTGAGGAATTTTTAAATAAATTATAAGTTATGAAATTTAATAATCTTGAGGATAAGTGTCAGTATTATAGAGGCCTGACTGATTATAAGGTTTGTGGCAATAATAATATTCTTGTGATGCTTGATGGTAAAAACTTCAGCACTCTTATCAAGAATAATTTTAAGAAGCCTTTTGATGATGAATTTATTAATATGATGAATCACACTGCACAGTTTCTTTGTAATAATGTGCAGGGTGTAAAGTTTGCATATGTACAAAGTGATGAGATTAGTCTTCTTATCACGGATTATGATACACCTGAGACTGACACCCCATTTGGTGGAAGAATCTGTAAGCTTCAGTCAATTCTTGCTTCTCTTGCAACAAGTGAGTTTAATAAGTGGTTTACTTTAAATAAATGGTATAAATATTGTGTAAGTGAAAATAAGTTTTCAGATGATGCAAGAATAAGTATATCTGAAGTTGATGACTTTATTGCAAATATGAAACTTGCTCAGTTTGACTGTAAAGTTTGGACTGTACCTAATCAGAATGATGCATATGCTTGGTTCCTTTATCGTCAGCTTGATTGTATCAAAAATTCAAAACAACAGACAGCACAGACATATCTTCCTCACAAGCAGCTTCTAAATCACGATGCTGATGAGCAGATTGAAATGACTCTTAATGAGAAGGGTATTGATTGGAATAAATTTGAAGACAAATACAAGTATGGTAGATTTGTTTATAAGATAGAGACAACAGGTGTTGCAAAGGATAATAAGGGTAATGTTGTTGAATATGTAAGAAATAAATTTACCGTTATCCCTGCATTTGTTCTTTCAAATGAGGAAGGCAAAAATAAATTTTATGATGAAGCATTTAGAAAGTATGGAATTTGAATTTGAATTTAATTGATATATGAAACTGTTTCAAGGAGATAAGATTAAGTTTACATATTATACAAACATTGATCCATATCCTATTTGTATAGGAAAAGTAGAACATGTATATGGTCCTTCATTTGTTCAATCATTGTATGACAAATACAATCTTGATGTAATAATTGAAGATGTACTTGATAATCATTGGAATAAAGAAGAACTAATTGGCAGAAAGGTTAGAATTAGAAATGATTTTGATATTGAAAAAATTATTTAACAAATAATTTACTTATTGGTCCAAGTATAGAATACAATAAATTAATGAAAGGGGGTAAAGGATATTGCATATCAGCATCCTTTGTTCTCTTTCTTAATATATGTAGTATATAACATAGTTTATGCACACAAAATTCATTCAAAAAACTTTTATTTGTTCTATTGAATACTTCATAACTTGGATATAATTCTCTTAATTTATTTATTATATCCAATACTTCTTTTGTAGATACATTAATTACATCAAATATAGTAAGTATTTCTCGTTTTAATCTGTACATAATTAATAATGATATATATATTAAAAATAAATTGAATTATTTTGTTTTTATTCTATATTAGTATTGTAATTCAATAACAACAACATTATGGAGACCATCAACAACACCCCCGCTCGTCGCAATAACACTATTATCGAAAAGACTTTCAATGAGCTCAAGCAGGTTCTTGAGAATACAAAGGAAAATGAGTCTGGATATAATGGGCTTCCTGGGATTTTGAATCTGATGAAGAAAGTTGGTATTGATAAGATCTTTTTTGTTGGGAGAGATTATCATGGGAAGTATGAAGATGATTATTGCTATTTCACTTATTGGAATGAAGCTGAAAAGAAGTTTGAAAAGGATGAGTGGGGTACCTGGGCTGCATTTCCACATTATGATCTCTATGAGATGCCTCTTGATTTTGGTGTGGCTTGGGAGAATGGTTTGATTGACAAAGAAGCATATCTTGCATATCAGCAGAGTTTTAATCTTCAGATTCTCTCTAATACTAAGTTTGACAAGAATATTGCTAAGGATTGGAAATTGAGAGTTTCTATCAATAGTGGTCGTAAGTTCAAAGGTGAAGGTTATCTTGTAGATGTCGAGGAATCTTCTTACAGATATGCAACTCCAATGTTCCGTAATCATTCTGATAATTTTGGAATTTCTACTACTGAAACCGCCGTCATTTGGAATCCAATTGATAACACCCTTAACAGAGCAAATCTGAAATATGTCAATTACATGGATTCCGAAGAAATCATGGAAAAATATACCTTCTGGGCAAAGAAGGTTATTATGGACTCTACTGTTAATGACATCAAGTCAAACAATCAGTATAACCTTGGCAGTTATAGTTTGAATATTGATTATTCCTTTGCAAAATTTATGGGAGAGGTCTGGGCCCCTGAACATCAGATTGGGGATGTCATTTCTACTGCATATGACCCTGAGACTGAGGCACGTAAGAAGAAGGAATCTGAGTTCAGAGCATCCAAGATGCCCGGTATCATCGAGTGGGTGAAGAACAACACCGACAAGCAGGGTGAAGAAATTATCAAACTTGCTATTCATATTTATAATAAGAATTATGGTAATTAAAATATGAAAGAACGAATGAATAAACCAATAGAAGCAGAAGATAAATTCTCTGCTTCTTATTGGGATAAAGTTAGCAATTATAATAATTCATCTGATAAGTTATATGATGAGGTAATTGCAGATATTTTTGATAAAATTGAAGATAGTGCAAAACATGGTTATCATTTTACTTCTATTCCTCTATATTCAATTTATTATAGGAGAGATGAATTTGATCCAAATTCAATCAGTGGGTCAGAAAGGAAAAAGACAGTATTAGCTAAAGTAAAGAATTTTTTATTGGATAAGGGATTTGCTTGTAAAAAGAATGGTATTCAATTAGAAATTGATTGGTTTAAATAAAAAAAAGAGGTTCAAATGAACCTCTTTTATTCATCTAATACTTCTTCTTCATCTGGAATAGGTACATCTTCATCATCTTCCTCTGTTCTTTGTGAATGATGATTTCTATGTGTATTATATATGAATTTATTTTCAGACCATTCTGAACCAGCCTTTGTCAAACCGGCAGCTGCAAATAAACTAGCAACAGCACCAATGAAATAAGCTGCTTCTCCCATACTTATTGTTATTGTCTGATGATATATAATATCTACAATCATTCCACCTATAAGAACACCTAATAACACTAATCCTATAATAGTAGTGCATACGAGGAAAAAGTTTTTTGAACTTACCCCTGTATTGCTCTTTATAAGTTTCATGAAAAAGTTATCTTTTACCTTATCCATAATAAAATTAGTAATTTTCATTAATGTTTGAGATATATAATTGTTTTACGTGATATATCTCGCATCTCTATATATATAAAAATAATTTAGAAGTTCCATAAATCGTTTCCTAATGTTGAATTCCAATTAAGATCATCTATCTGTTGCATTTGTTCAAATGGATTAGAAATAGAAACCATTTCTCCATATATGCCAAGCCCATTCATATCAACAAATGGTTGATTCATTTGAGCATTTTGTAAATTGAAACTTAATTTATGCAATTCAAATTCTTCAATAAAATCTTTATATTTAGGAGTATTCTTTAACATTGGTAACTGGCAAAGAGTCATAATAATATCATCATGACCATAACTTGCTTTATAAGAACCGTTTCCATTCTTATCTTCAAAGTTTTCAATTTCTCCAATAGTTACCAAGTCAGTTATTTCAACTTCAAATTTTTCCAGAATCATTTTAAGTAAAGCGCATGCTGTCTTCTTTGAATTAGCAGAAAATCTTATTCCAGGAATTGTTTTTCTATGTCCATTATTTATTCCAGGAATACTATCCTCTTCAGAACCTTTCTTATATTGAATTATTCTTGATGTATCAAAACCATCTTTTGAAAGATTGAATCTCCAAATAGCATCTCTCATATAATCATTCTCATTTAAATTAAGAATGTATTGATAGAATAATGCTCCATAAGTATTCCATTCAATTGAAAATATTGTTCTATCGTCATTAAATAATTGTGCCGACAATAACCAATATTCTAAAGCTGCATGTTCAAGATCAAGGTTATTACATTTCCAATATCCGACTTGTCTGAATTTATCTTTATCAATCAACTGTAATATATGAAATACTGTACTATCACTGTCGCCACCACCACCTTCTGCAAGGTCTGCAAGTATAATAAAGTAACCAGTCTTTAATTCATCTAAGTTAAAATCAGGATGCCAAAATAAATTATCTTTTCTTTGCAAATATATTTCTAATCCTTCTCTAGTTTCAAACAATATTGACTTATCTCTTAATATACCCAAACATTCTCTTGAAACAATACATAAATCAGATGCACTAAATTGAGTTCCATATTGATAATAGAATGCTTCTTCTGAGCCAAGAATACCAATCATTTTCTGTTTCCAAGCTTCAGTTCGTTTTTCCCATTGTTTTGTATCAGGATTATATTGAGGCACTTGATACCAATCAACTGTAAAATCTTTATATATATTTCTTTTTTCTTGTGCACCTTTAAATAATTTATAAAATAGATTAAATCCATTTTGTGTACTCATTATTGCAACATGTGCATTAGGCAATGTAGTAACAGTAGGAATAACGTTTTGATAGAAAAGTTCTACATCATTCTTAGGGCACCATGCAAACTCATCAAGAATAAGGAAATTGATTGTCTTACCAAGACCTGCAGTTGGTGAGAAAGCTTCAGTTGAAATTGATGAGTTGTTATCAAATGCAATTTCATGTTGATTCCACTTTTGAACACCGCATTTAAGATAATATGGTAAATTCAAAAACATGTCTTTTACTTTAGCTAATAAATCAACACCAGCAGGACCAGATTTTGAAAGAATAAGCCCGCTCATATCTACATTGAAAAGAATAACCCAAAGACAGAATATAGCTGTTGTAGTACTTTTACCTGCCTGCCTGCAACTTCTCATAATTGTAAAATTATTCTCTTTTAATAAATTAAGATATTCAATCTGATAATCTCTTAATTTACATGGCTTAAGACCTTCAGGGGTCATTAAGTAACATTTACTAGCAAAATATACAGGATCATTTTTGCATCTAATATAATCTTCTATTTCTTCTTGTGTTCTCCTATAAACTAAATCAGGTTTTAAAAGTTGAACATTTTTTCCACAGAAAGGATTAGCTTTTAATGGAAGACCCTTCTTTATGGCATCAACTGCTAAATTAAATGCTTTAGTACTCCATATAACTCTTTCAGATGCTTGACCATTTATCGTTTCTTTAATAGGGTTATAATCCCATTCAAATTCTTTAACTGCCATGAATTTTATAAAATAAGTACTATATTTATATATATTTAAAAATATATTAAAAATATGAAATCAATTGAAAGATACAAATTAGAAGGTACAAAATTCGTAGTTTTTGTAATGTGCGGGCTTCCTGGTTCAGGTAAATCAACTTGGACTAAGGAGAAGCATTCTGATTTGCCTATTGTTTCTAGAGATTTAATTCGTGCAAAGCTTGGCTTTACTAAGGATGCTGATGAAAAGGCTGTTCTTACCGCTGGACAGGAAAAACAAGTTACAACAGAAGAATATTGGCAGATTGCAAAATATGCTAAGAAGAAGCAGTCTTTTATTATTGACGATACTAATTCTATTCCTAAATATAGAAAGGATTTGATTCAAACACTTAGAACTTATGGAGCAAAAATCATTGGAGTAAATGTAGAAACTCCTGTTGAAATTTGTATCAATAGAAGAAGAGGACAGATTCCTGAAGAAGCAATGAGAAGAATTGCAGCAAAAAGACTTCCACTTAGAAAAGAAGATGTAGATGAACTAATTGAAGTTAAAGGATATTAAAAAAAAATGGTTAGCATTTTTGCTAACCATTTTCATTATGATTTCTTTGGTCTTCCTTTCTTTTTAATTGGTGGATTATAATTATTGAATAACTCCATAATTGCAGTTCTCTTCATATCATAATCTTGCATATCAATAAGATTTGCAAATTCAGGAACAATCTTATTTGACATACTATCTTTTATTACTCCTTTTGTATATACATAAATTGTATTTATGATATTTGCAAACTTATACCCTAAGAAATGAAGTGCATATAAGAATCCTTCACCACATCTACCTGTTTCATATTCATCAAAGAAATATTTACCTGATGTAAACTTTTCTAAACATCTTCTTCTGAACATAACAGATTCAAAATGACATATAGTACACATAGGAGCATTTCCTTTCAATGCATTTGTTATTTGTTCATTATTAAGTTCTACAAAACTATTTGTAAGTACTTTCTTATCTGGGAACATAACGCAGCTTGATACTACATCTACATCTGGATGTTCATCTAAATATTTTGCTTGTGCTGAAATTTTACTTCCATCTACAAAATCATCACTTCCTATAAAGCAAACATATTTTGCATCGGTTTTACTTAATATGAAATTATGGCAATTTACATATCCTTCATTTTCATTCTGCCAAGCAAAAACTTTTCCAGGATTAGCATCTTGATATTCTAAAAGTGTATTCATTGTCATATCTGATGATTTATCATCACATAACAATACTCTAAAATCATTGTTATCTTGTTCTAAAATTGAATCTATTGTAGTTTTTACAATTGCTTGTCTGTTTTTTACGCATACACAGACATCTACCTTTTTACTCATATATAATCTTTATTTATTTAAAATAATGAAGTCAATTTAGGAAGTGGTGGAAATACAATTGGGATTGCAATTCCTGTCAATTGTCTAATTATCATTACAGCCTTTGTTATTGCATTCATTGCTTTAACTTGTACTTGTGATACTAAACCTTCAGCATCAGCTTTTAATTTTTTTGCTGAATTTATTGCAATCTTATTTACAACTTCGGCTGCCGCTACACCAATCCCATGTCCTACTGCATCTATTGTTGTATCTCTAACTTTAATTACAAAATCAACCTGTTCTCCAATGAATGTTTCAGCTTTTTCAATTCCTAATGCAACATAAGAATTTACTTTTGTTACTACCCAATCAGGACCCATTGTCAAATATGCAGTTATTGTTGAAAGACCAGAATCAAGTGAGCTAATTATATTACTAGTATATTCATTAAGAGTACCAACTACATTTGTAATATTATTCTTTATATTGTTTATTCCTTCTTCTTGTCTTTTCTTATTTGCTTTATTTTGTTCTTCTTGAACATTTTTTGTCTTTATGATTTCTAATATTTCGGCAGGAGTTTTAATGTTTTCCTTTGTCCAATATGTGATAGATTCAGCTAAAACACCAGTTATTTTCTTAAAATCTATTACTTCTGCAGTTTTTTCAGCAAGATATGAACTTAATTCATTAGTTGTAACTGTTACTGCATGATCTATCAATTGTGTAGTAAGTTTATCTAATAGATTCTTATCTACTACTGTATGATAATCTAATAATGCATTACTTACTATATTGTTTACTTTGGCAAATGAACTTGTTGCTTGACCCGATAAGAAACTTGAACCGGCATTTAAAGTAACTGCCTCAAGATTTCCAAGCAAATCACCTGGTAAAGTATCTTTACTAATATAATTTCCTAACATTTAATCAACATTTGTTTTTTTAGTAAGTAATGAATTGTTAGTCAAAGGAACCTGTAATGCTTGAACAGCTTGGGCAAAACCAGGAGTAAGATTTGCAGTATATCCTCCCATTGATAATGTCTGTAATTGTTCAAGTGCACTCTTTAATGCATTCAACATATTTACAAGGTTATCTCCCATAATTGTTTTTTGCATTTTAGAAGTTTCAGTATCACCTACATATACATTATTATTTTCAAGTAAAACTTGTGCATCTCCTGCTTTAGATATTATCTTATTATCTGGTGTAAGTTGAATTGATGTATTTTCTCCTTGTTTAATCATTATTCCATCGCTTGGAGAATAATATATATAAACACTTACATCACCCATATTTCTTGACAACAATACTTCTGCTTCTTGATAGTCACTTTCATTTTCAGATATAATGTTTCTTGTATCTCCATTTAATTCAAACATTGGCCAATACCAAAACTCATTGAAACTTTCATTAGTCAATATCCATATTTTGCTTCCATTATTAAGTTTTGAGAAACGTTGATAACCTGTCATAATAAATGGATATATCCAAGGAAGACCTTCTTTATTCATTACTTCAGAATTGAATAATCCTGGAGCATCAGCCTTTACTCTGCCTATGAATTTTGGGTCTGCAACATCAATAACAGTTCCTGGAATTATTTTAAAATCTTTTAAGTTCATACATCAATTACGCTTGTGTAGTTTCTGTTGATTCTGGTTGTACATCACCTAACATTTCAGAATCTATTTCTCCTCCACTTTCATCACTTTCAGGTGATTCACCACCACCGCCTTCTTCTCCACCTTTTTCTTCTCCTTCTTCTCCTCCCATTTCTTCATCATTTCCTCCTTCTTCATCTTCTTCTCCATTAGGATTTCCACCAGCAGCTTTCTTAAGTTTCTTTTCTTCTTTCATCTTTCTATTAAGTTCAAGATCAGCTTCAGACATCTTAAGATATTTAAGAATAAGGAATTCTGGATCAAAGAATGATTCTTCTTCTCCTTCATCATTTGTTATAACTAAGCTATCTTTCATAGTACCAATGAATTCAACTCTCTTAGTCATAACTTCCATTTCAGCTAATTCTGTAAATTCATTATATGAATTGAAATGAAGTGAGATTGAATCAAGTATTCTCTTATCATTCTTAATGTCAGGAATATTAAGGGCAATTTGAATTCTAATAGGTTTAAGAATGATTTCTGCAAAAGCATTTCTCATTCTTGTTACAAATCTTGAGAAATTGATTTCATCTCTTAATTGTTGTGTTGGATCAGAACCAAACCAAGTTGCCTGTGCTTCTTTATCAAATCTTGATTCTGGAATCTTAGACATCTTATAAAGATTTGATAAGAAATATTTAATTTGATCAGAATCATTAAGTTGTGGACCTTGGTCAACAAGTGTTTCAATTTCTGGTTTACCAGCTTCATTTTCAGGCATCCAATATTCTTTATTGAATGGCATGTTTACCTTTCCATTTACAAGTAATTCACCTGTATCAACATTGAATGAGATATCTTCTTTATATCTATTCATTGCTTGTGAAAGGGTTTGCATACCTTTTGCTTTGTTCATTCCATTTATAGGAATAGTGAACATTGTTTTGAATGATGATTGTGTAACTGTCCAAATTACTTGTGCTTGTTCAATAATTCTATAGATATTGAATGGTCTAATAAGACGTTCAAGATATGATTGTCTTTCTGTTACACCAGTATCTTCATATTTTATATATACAACTTGAATGTCAAGTAAATATCTTTCTTTACCTTGAACACCTTTAAATTGTACCCAATATGTTGTGCCATTCTTAATATCTCTTGTCAATGTTACTGGGTCGAGGTCAATAATACCAATTATTGAATGTGGATTTTCTAGATCATCATAAATGATTTCATATGCAAGAACACCTTCAATTAAATATCTCTTAAAATCATCCCAGGCTGTTCTTTTCCAGTCAAGTAACATATACATTTTATAGAATGCTGTATCTACAGCATTTCTAAGTTCTTCTGCAGATTTTTCTGTTAATTGTTGGGTAAGACCAGTATCTATGAATGGCTGAGCAACATATGCTTCATTATCATCATAAACAATGCATTCATTAGCCATAACATCAAGAATATCTTCAAGTTCAGGTTGTGCAGCCATCTTTCTAAGGATAACTCTTTTCTGTTCAAGAGTCTTTTCTTTAAAATCTCTGTCTTCTTCACCTTTAACTCTCCAGTTGTTCATCATACCACCATAAAGTGATTGATTGATTAAAAGATCATCTTTAGGTTGTAATGACTTATCCGCTGGAATCGCATGCATATTCTTAAGTACTTGGTCTGAATAATTCATTCCATAATGAGATAATGCATACAGTATTTTAGATACTTTACTTTGACGTTTTTCGAATGCACCTCTATTCATAAGTTGTTGAGTAAGTATATTAGACTCAACTGCTTCCATTATAGTTTGTTCATTTTCTAAAACACTATTTAAATTACCAAAAACCATAAAATATTTAATACAATATTTCTATATATAAAAAATAAAATTAATAAATGATTTTATGATTTTTTTAGAAAAAATTTTGAATAAAAAAAATTCATTACTATATTGATAATGTAAATTATATTTGGTATGAAACATAGGATTACAAAAAAACAAATTCTACAAATTCGGGATGATGTATATATCAATGTAGATAACATTGATTCAATTATTAAGACTAATAAGGATCCCAAAGAAGGAAATATACTTAGGAATGAAATTTATGTTGTATATTTGAAGAATTCAAAGTACAATTGGATTGCCATTTCTATAAATGATTTTAATAAACTAATTAAACCTTATATTGATTAACAATTAAAAAAATTAAAAAATTATGGCTAATTTGACTAAGAATGTTGTTAATGCTCCGAGTGCTACTGTTGCTGGGTATGATTATGAAAAGCGGCTTGCCGCTCTTTCCCCTGAAGATCGTGCTAAGTATCTTGCACTTACTGAAAAGGTCGATGTTCATAACCTTACTACGGTTCATGAATATGGTTCCGAGCTTAATTCTGTAGTCGCCGAGAATGGTGAGAGGTTTCTTTCCTCTGTGAAGGCCACTGATGGCGGTGAAATTGTTGCTCTTACTACTGAGCTTCTTGCCCAGTTGAATATGATTAACATTGATGAACTCAATGCAGATACTAAGTGGAAGAATTTCCTGCGTAAGCTTCCTGTGGTTAAGAATTTTGTTACCACTATTGAAAATGTGAAGATTAAGTATAATGACATTGCAAAGAATGTCAATGCGATTGCCGAAAAGATGGGTGATGCTAAGATTGTAGCTCTTAAGGATAATTCCACCCTTCAGGAAATCTTTGATAATAATGTCACTTATATTGACAGAATTCGTGAGTTGATTCTTGGTGCTAAGATTCTTCTTGAGGAATCTGAGAAGAAGCTTGCCGATATGCATGAACATATTAGTGATTATGAGAATTATGAGATTTCTGAAATGCAGGATTTTATTGGTTCTCTTCAGAAGCGTATTGCTGATATGCAGGTAACTGAAACTGTTCTTCAGCAGAATCTTATGCAGATTAGGGCTACTCAAGGTAACAATATGTCTATTGCTGCAAAGAGTGATAATATTGTTACTAATGTCATTCCTCTTTGGAAGAATCAGCTTTCCATTGCAGTCATCATGGAAAATCAGACAAAGAATGTTGAAGCTCAGGCTATGTTGGCTGACACTACTAATAAGCTTCTTTCTGAGAATGCTAAGAAGTTGCATACTAACTCCGTTGCAGTAGCTAAGGCTAATGAGGAATCTGTAATTTCTCTTGAGACTCTTAAGACTACTACTAATGAGCTTATTGCTACAATCAAGGAAGTTGAGAGAATTCATGCCGATGGTGCTAAGGAACGTGAGCAGATTGAGAAGGCACTTCACAATATGGCTATCCAGCTTCAGGATGCTATCACTTCTTCTAGCCAGAATTAATTATGACTGATTATGGTGGTGGGGACTGGTATGAGCCAAGTCCCCACAATAAAAAAATACAAAAAATGCCTACAGTAAATAAAGAAATATTGTCTATTATTAAGAAGCAAGATGCATTTAAGGATGTTAAAGAAAGGATTAGATATAATACTTTGAAAGCTCTTGCTATGAATGCAGATATTTCATATAAAGAAACAGAAGAAGGACAAATTTTAATTACAGTGGTAAAGGATGGAAAGGAAACTGTTTCATCATTTGATTCAATTCCAGATGAAGTAAAGATTGGAATTGATGAAGCTATGCTTCTTAGAGCTAAAAAGAAGTCTAAGGATGAAGCTAAAAAGATTGTAAAGTATAAATATAAAGTAGGAGATCATGTTGTTCTTAGAGGAAAGATTAAAGATGGTTCTAACCGAGTAGTTAAAAAATTTGAAATCGTAAAAGTGATTTGGTCTATTCGTTGCAATCCTGTAAATATTCTTATTCTAAAACAGTATGAAGGTCCTAATAACAATAGAACATTAGATAAGAATGATTGTAAGAAATATCATATTAAATATGAACCAGGTTTGCAGGTATATTCTATGATGTTAAATTTCTCTAAAATTAGAAGAAAAAAATTAGAAAAATAATTGAATTTTCATAAAAAAATTCTATAATAATATAACAATGATTTTTTAAAAATACGTTAATATATGAATAAAACCAAATTTATCCGTTTGCACAATTCAGACAATAACACAGTTGTTGTAGTTAATGTTGAACGTATCGCCGTTATTGATACTGATGAAGTTGATAAGCGTATTGTTAGTACAATTTATATGGACACTACTTCAAGTATTAAGGAGTTCCATGTAAATGAAACAGCAGAAAAGATTTATTCTATAATTGAAGAAATGAATAAGGATAATTAAGTAAGGTGATATTGTGGCCATAAGCCTAGCTAACACCAAATGAACTTCTTTTTTTATAAATTAGTTTTTTCTTAGTAGCAATTTTTGATTTATAGCTTTTTTGGTTTTTGCGGTTTACCATTTTTACTATATTTTGTATTATAAACCGCAGCGAAAAGATTAAACGAAATTGAGAAATATAAGAACTAATTTGGAAATGCACAATAAAACCATCGTTAGTTTAACCGCCTTTAACTGAATTGATGAAGGAAGGACTTGAAAATTGGAGTTTAATTATACCCAGTTAAAATATAAGCCCAAACTAATCAAAAAAGTTAATCAATAATCAGAAGTTCCTAAACAAGTTGGATTAAATAAACTTCGGTATTAGCTTCTGCAGATTAATTTAAGTGAAAGCGAAGACATATAACCTGAATGTCCCTGTTTTATGAAGATTGGAGAGACCGGAGATTGGATAGGAGGTTTTAGGAATTGGTTACTTTAACGAAAACTTTATACGGAGGATGGATAAATTCCATCCTCTTGTTGTATATATTAGTAAGAAATTACTATTTTATAAATACAAATACAACTATTAATTTGAAATGATATTAGATAGAACTTGGAATAAGAAAGAACAGAAATTAGTAATTAGTTATATAGACGAAAAGGGAAATAGACAATTTTATCAAAAATATTTTCATCATTTCAAAACATATGAATATGATGAATGTGGTGAATTTGATACATGGGATAATCGTAAAGCAAGAAAAGTATTCAAAGACACTGTAACATATGAACCAAATGAGTTTGATATATTGGAATTTATGTATGAATTGCCGGAAGAATTAAATAAAGCAATGCATGCACAATATTTTCCAAAGTTATATTTTTTTGATATTGAAACTAAGTTTGACCCAACAACATTTCCTGACCCAGATCAAGCATTACATCAAGTTACTTCTATATCATTAGTAGGTCCTGATATGTCTTGTATTGTATATGGGCTTAAGAAACTTTCTGAAGATCAAATAGAACTTTTAAGAAAACGATATTTAGATTGGGTATATAATAATGATTTTGCTAAGACAAGATTAACTAAAGAACCTAAAGTATTATATCAATGTTTTGAAGCTGAAACCGAACTTCAAGCTGAAAAAACAATGTTGCAACATTTCTTTACTATTATTTGTCCAAAGATTCTTTGTTTAGCTGGTTGGAATGCATATCACTTTGACTTTGTATATTTAGTAAATAGAGTCATAAATCTTTTTGGTAAAGGAGAAGCATATAATATATTTAGAAAGTCATCACCAACAGGAGAATTAAAGAATATAAAAGTTGTTGAACAAGATGGTACATTTAAAAAGATTCCTGCACCAGCGCATGCAATTTGGCTTGACTATATGGAAATTGTAAAACAATATGATTATGTTTTACGTCCTTATGAAAGTTATTCTTTGGATTGGGTAGGTGAACATGCGGTAAATGCAAATAAGATTAAATATCAAGGAACTTTAAATGATTTGTATGAAAAAGATATTGAATGGTATTATTTCTATAATGCAATTGATAGTCTTATTGGATTATTGATTCATTATAAATTAAAATCATTAGAAAGTCCTTGTTCAGTTTCAAGTATTACATTAGTACCATTATTGAATGCATTTGGTCAAGTTGCATTGACTACGGCAAATGTATTCTATGAATTCTATAAAGACAATAAAAGAGTTGTTTGGAATTATGATGCAATTGAAAGATATAAAGTAAATTATGAAGGTGCATTTTGTGGATGTGTACCTGGAAGATTTACTTGGAATACATGTATTGACTTCAAATCACTTTACCCATCACAAGTAAGAACATGTAATTTCTCATTTGAAAATTTCATTACTCCAGAAGTTGAACCAGATTCATTAGGTAGAATAATTCCAAGAAGATGGACAGAACAAGAGTTAGATGCATTTAGACTTGATCCTAACTATTTTGTAAGCATAATGGGTAATGTTTATAAAAATGATAAAGATTATGCATTTAAGCGATTACAAAAACGTCTTATGGATGAAAGAGAAGTATATAAATATACTGGTCAAAGAATTGATTCTGAACTTTTAACAGAAATAGACAATTTAATTAAAGAAAAAGAAGCCACTTAACTATGACAACAAAAGAAAAATTATTAAAATTTGAAAAGTGGAAAGCAAATAAAATAGCTGAAGCATTGTTGCATAGAGATATTGATAAACACTGTGAAAACTGTAAATATGGAGGCAGACAAGTTGGTGAGGCAATTACTGTATGTAGTTATGGATGTCAATTTAGATATTATGTAAAATGCTCTATAACAAATAAAATAATTGAAGAACCAGAAGCATATACTGGACCAACAAATTGTCCATATTTTGAATTTCCTAAACGTAAATAATATGAGAAAGCAAAGGACAGCGTTATATAGGTCATTAAATAGATGGTTAGAAGCAAATAGAAAAAATAATAAGAATCGCATTTGTGAATATTATAGAATATATGAACATGAAGATGGTACTATTACTGATGCGCATCCGAATGTGATTATCCTTGGTGGAGACAGTGTGATGGAAATAAATTTAAATGTTGTAAACTAAAATACCATCATTTAGCAACAAGAAAAAATAATAATATAGAACCTGATTTTTATGATGCAGATTACTACAAAATTATTAGACACTAATGATACAAAATATCAATATGCTGAAGGTGTTTTGGACGAAGCAATAAATGAATATATGAAACGAGAATATAAACTTGTTTCAAGTAAAATTGGTTCAACCGAATTAAATTCTGTAATTGGCAAAGTTGAAAATATTGACAAAAAAGATTCTGGTGAAATATTTGCTGATATAGAATTATTAGATACATTTGAAGGAAGAATATATCAAGGGCTTATTAAACAACAACCAATTAATTTTGGAATTTCTGGATATGCCAATATTAATGATGATGGTGTTATAGAAAATTTTGATATAAAAAGTATAAGTGTAATATAATGGAACAGAAACCAAAAATAAAATGGAAAAACTTTAAGATATGGTTTAAAGACCAAGTTAAACGAAAGACTTGGTTCAGAAATTTTTTCATAACAGGTAATGCTTGGGGAGCATTTAGTATAAACAGTCATATCAATCAGCATACAGGTAAACCTAAGATAACATATAATCATTTAGAAACTGCGTTAAAATCAGCAGAGAAACTGAGTGAAAAACATAATACTCATTTTAGTACATATAAATGCTTGTTTTGTGATGGTTATCATATAGGAAAAAACAGAGACAATAAAACAGACTATGATAGAAACATTAATTAACAGAAATACAAAATAAATATGATTCTTTTATAAGATATGAGTTGGGACGAAGATAAAAAGTTTACAAGATTGACTGTTGAACAATCTAATAAGAAAATTGTTTGGGAAGTTCCTTATGAAGATGTTGATGGAGAGGATATGATGGCAGCAATCAATACATTAATGGTTGGTATGACCTTTCATCCTAATACAGTATTGCATTGCATGGCTGGATTCTTACAGACATATGGGTGTGATCTTTATGATGTTTATGAACATTATGATAAAGATGAAACAGAACATGAAGATAATTAAGATAGAAAGTTGCATCATTTAGATGTAACTTTTTATTTTTAATTAATTAAATGATACTATTGAATAATGAATAAATTTTTTCAATACTTGCAACCTACTATAATACAAGCTACAATGGACGAAGAATTACCAGAAAGAGTTAGAGGAAGATTTTTTATAAATTTTAATGTATTTGGTATTGAATATTTTAATGAAAAGTACTTACTTCAAGAAACATCTTTTGGTGCTCCATATCTTATATTGAAAGAAGATAACTGGGGATTGCAATTAGAAGATACTACTGAAGGTGAATTACTTGACATACCAAGAATATATATTGACATTACAGATAAGTTTATAAATGATAAAGACAATTTGTTTGAGTCATTTGTAATTCAAGCATTGATGGACAATAGAATCTGGGTAAGAGGTATAGATAGATTCTTTGCAGGTATGGATTACTATACAAACCATACTTTATATAATTATCTTGCTCTTACGGATCAGATTGAAGTACCTGATTTTGGTGCAAGATTACCTAATTATCTTGATGTATGGGGACATATTCAAACAAAGTATTGGAAGGACTTAAGAGGAGAAATATATGAAAATTATAACAATATTGAGTATTTCAATGAAAAGAACAATCTTTTGACAAATACTTATGATGATGATACTTTAAATAATTTTTATTCTTCTTTTTGTTCAATTATTTTAGAATATACAAAAATTCCTGATGATGTATTAGCAGAACAGCAAAATCAAATTTATAATTTAGTATTGAATTATTATAAAAATTTCAAATCTGATTGTGGAAGTGATGCTCTTGCATTGATATTGAATTCTGGTTATACAACACAACAAACAACATCAACAACATGTGGATGCAATTCATTTGCAACTAGTTCAAGTGATACAGGTGAAATTACAAAGTCTTGTTATGATTTATATCAAGAAGCTATGTATACTTGGTTAATAAAGATGCTTGGTGATTCTAAATTCTATGAAGATTGGTTTAGAATTCGTGTATCTGAAGATGAATGGATTCCTAATGATGTATTGATTGAAAAATTACGTACATTATTTGAAGAGTTCATTAGTTTGCAACATGCATTAATATTCTTAAAATCAAAAACAATAAATTGTGATTGTCCATCACCAGTTTCATTTTCAGAAAATGAATGCAATTATAATATCTTAAGAAATTATATGAAAATTTTTGATTGGGTATTTAATGAAGAAATTGATTTGAATGTAAATAAAATTAAAATATATGGAGAACAATTCGGTGCTCTCCTTCCAAATTTACAATTTTAATATATGAAGAATTTAGCAACATATTTAGATGAATTTATCGATAATGAAGATACTGGATATTTTGAAAATTGTAAAGGAAAAATATCTTGTGGTAAAATTGGTGAAAAAGATTTTATGAAAGCAAATAGAAAAGCTTCAAGAGAAGAAGAAATTGAAAGACATGGTAAACCAGTAAGAATAGGTGGCCTTCATAAATCAAAAACAAATTATACCAGAAAAGATAAACATAAGAAACCATATGATTGATATAAATTATAAATAAATTATATTATATATTTTATGAAAACATTAGTTGAATACATTAAAGAAGCTGCTGAAGAAAAATCAGTTCCTTCATCAAAGACATTTACATTTAACTTCAAAGGACTTGAAGGTGCAGAAGATACATTAAAGTCTGCACAAGAAATTGCTGAAGAATGTGGTGTAGAAGTAGAAGTAGAAGAAGAGAAGATTAAAGTTACTGTAAAGAAAGAATCAGTAGCAGATGCAGATAAACTTTTTGAATTGCTCCAAGATTTCATTCATGCAAGAAGAAATGATGAAGCTGCAAGAAGAGAAGAATCATATGCAGAAAAGACACGTAAACTTGAAGAACTTTTAGGAGATTGGAGAGATTATGTTGATGATGCAGACGAAGATGATTCTTCAGAAGAGCAAAAAGAAGATAAAGATAAAGAAGATAAAAAAGATAAAAAAGAAGAAGAATAATCTATGAATATTGTATTATTTACATTATTAAGTTGCTTAACATTATTTTGTTTCATTTTCTTAGGAATAGGAAAGTTTGGACTATTGCCTTCATATAGCCATTATGCAAAGAAATGGAATGAAACATATCCAATTCAAAATTTGAATTTATGGAGTTTGATTACATTTTTAGCAGCAATGTTCATATTACCGGTATTATTAGAAATTGGAAATGGCAATATGTTACAATTTTTAGGATTCTTTGTTCCTGTATATCTTATTTGTGTATCTCTTACACCTGGATGGGAAGAAAATAAAAAAATACATAAATGGCATAGTATTTTTGCAATATCTTGTGCAATATGTGCAATATTGTTCATTATTCTTGTATTAGGAAAATGGTGGTGTTGTTTAATTGGAATAATAATTGTTGCAATTTCTGCATTACTTACAAAAACGTTTAAATATGCAACTACATTCTGGTTAGAAATGATAATGTTCATATCAATATATTTAGGATTGATAATTTAAGAGATTGATTAATTCAATCTCTTTTTTCTATATTAAATATATAAATATATATATTGAAAATATGGGACCTAAAGATAAGTATTGGTTAGTAGTTGTTGAAACAATTGAAGAAGATGAAAAGGGAAAACCTAAGAGAAATAAAGAGAAACATCTTATAGATGCATTTGATTTGAAAGGTGTTGAGAATAAAGTAAAAGAAATGATGGAAGGAGAAACAAGAGAATGGAGTATCAAGTCAGCATCTGTTCCTGGAATTATTGAAGTTTACTAATCAATAAAAATAAAAAGTAAGAAGTACCGTAAAATTTTCATTCTACGGTACTTCTTTTTATCTCTGTATGTGTTTTAACACTTTTTATATATAATATATCATTTTTAATATTTAACTTAACCTGTGGGCTTATTTATGAACTACAAAATTTATCATAAATACTTCCATAGAACTTAAATCCATTTGAATAAGTTCTATAGGTTCTACTTTAGTCAAACCTGATAAATTGAATTTTAATGATTCTAATTTTTTTACAAAAGAATCAAACAATTCTTCATCATTATCAAGTAAACTATAAAATACATAATCATCTTTTTCTCCACTTATTATTCTGAATGCAATGCTCTTTTGACCTTTCATATAAATTGTATTCTGAATATTAAGATATATGATGAATTCATCAAGTCGCATTCTATTTTCAATTTCTCCTGTCTCTATCAAATGGTGTTCAACATCTACTTTTGCCATTAAGAAATCTTCTGGATAATCTCCTATCATATTTATTGCAATATATGTCATAATTTATATGTATAATTTTCTAATTAAAAATATTATTTTAACTTTATTTATTACATAAAAATGAATATCAAAAATTATTTTTAACTATATAATTGAATTTTTATCAATATGCAAAAAATATTGAAACAAAATAAAGATACATCAACTTGGTTAAGACCTTGGAATCTTGAACGTTTTGACAATTTATATAATAGAGATGAACGTTTCTTTGCAATTGTAATTAAAGGTACATTAGCTTGGTTGACACAAAATGTGCTTTTATATAACAAAGGAATAAATCATTTTGTATTCACAACAGGTTCATCATATCTTTATGTAGAATCCGATGGATATAATTTCTCAATGTCAGAAACTACAGGAGAAGATTATATATATATGAAAATGCCAAGATGTGTAATTGAAATTGGTGACATACAAATACCAATGGAAGAATTAAGCGCACCTTATGTAAGAGGACAATATGAAAGATTAGATGGAAATGACATAAAAGGGTATAATGCTCAGATGAGAAGATTACCTCTCGAAATTTCATTATCTGCAAAATATGTTCTTTCTAATTTTAATGAGTCAATCATTCTTGTTCAAGAACTTATAGATAAAGTTGCATTTCAACAGTATTTTAATGTAGTATATCTTGGACAAGTTTTACAATGTTCAATTGAGTTAGATGGAAACTATCAAATACAAATGAATAAAGTAGATATGGAAAGTCCAGAAACTAACCAAAAATTAGTTGAAATACAATATAAATTATGTACAAATTATCCTTGTATTGATGAAAGGACAGAAGTAGAGAATCAAAAGATAATAGAAACATTTAAAACAAATACAACATTATTTAATGATAAGATTGATAATGTAACGGATAGTGAAGATAAAGATTATGGTACAAATTCATTCATAAATCTTAATACTGATACTTATGAATCAAATAATGGAGGTAAAGATAAAACCGGAACTAATCCTACATCTACTAATTCTGGAAATTCATTTACAAATAATGATTCTCTTGGAAATGAAGGAAATTCTTCAATAGATGAAGTTACAATAGGTGGAGAAGATGAAGGTGAAGGATATAAAGACACACATATTTTAAGATATATTAATGATGATCTTATTAAAACAACATTTGAAGAAATAAAAAATAGTATTTAATTGATGTCACAACTTGGTAATATTGAAAAATCTTATGGAAAGCAATTTAATATTGCAATTGCAAATACATATTCATATAATGTATTAAAAGGAAACAATCTTCCTGCTAATACATTTATAATTGCATCTAATGTAGATGAAGATTTGAATGATACTGGGTCATATTCATTGATTGTTACTGATGCAAATGGTACTCCTATAAGACTTACATATTCTTTATCTGAAGGAAATGGATTGTATTATTCATCAAAAGATGATGCGATTTCAATGCATATTGACAATAAGACATTAAAGACATCTCAAAATAAAATATATTTTGATTTAGCTTCAGTATTAAGTGATGATTTGATTTTGAATGGAAATTCATTGAACATAAATATGAGTTCAATCAAATCATCAACGAGAAATAATTATGGTGTTGCAAAAATTGATAATAGAACATTAAAGATGGATGGAGATTCTTTATATGTATCTACAGATAATCTTAATTATTCTAACAATTCTACTGAACAATATGGTATTGGACTTGGTGATAATAAGACAATATTTACAAACAATGGAGTAATATCATTAAATATAAATTCATTAAATAAAAGCAATTCAGAAAGATATGGCATTGTATCATCGGATAACAATACTATAAAGATTAATGATGGTATAATTTCTGTAAATACTGAAGCATTAGCTAAAGCAAATGCAAGTCAATATGGTATTTCAAAACCAGATAATAGAACAATTGTTTTTGATAAGAATAGAAACATTACGGTAAATGAACAAAATTTATCACTTGCAACAAATACAGAATATGGATTAGCAAAAATTGATAATGCATCATTAAATGTAGAAAATGGTAAAATATCAATGAAAGATTATGATAACATAAATTCATATATTGATAAATATTCTAAAACCATAACAAATTATAAAAACAAAATCAATGAATATAATAATTTCTTGAGTTCAGGAAATATATTATTCAAAGATAAAAGCATTCAACAATTCGTCATAAATGAAACTTCTGTTGCTGAATTCACTCATCCTAAAGAGAATGAAGAAATAATCAACATGCCATTACAAACTGTAAGTGCAGTATTTGATATTGTTACAACATGTGATTTCATAATGACAATACAATTTGAAGAAGACACAAATGAATTTCCTAATGTTGATATACTTGAAGTAAACTATAATGATGAGAAAACTTATACAAAGACACAAGCTCTTGATGTAAAGACAGTATATAAATCAACAGAAGGACAAAAGAAAAAATTGATAATAAAATTTATTGGAAAGAACTATAGAAATTCTGTTAGAACAGAATATGTAATAACATCAATAAATGTAACTATAGCAAATAAAGATGACAATACAAAATCTAAGACAGAAAAATTCTCTATAGTTAGATACAATTCATTATACTATAACATAAAAGAAGAAAAAGAAGAGAAAGAAAAAGCTAAAGTATATGTTATAGACCAAGACTCTGCTTATTGGAGAGAGGTATAATTTATAAAAAATTCATTTTCATTATATGGAAAATCAAACAGTTTTAAGAGCACCAACACCAACATCCGGTACACATACAGAATATCCTATTTTTGGGGCAATAAGAGGACAAAATGGTGAATTATTAGAGGGATATGTAAGAATATCTTTTAGTAATGTTACACTTTATAGTGATCCTGAAACAGTATTAGATGATTTGGATGATTTTAATTTAGAAGATTATGACTATTATGAATTAGACCCACAAGATGCTAATCAAAACTACTATATGCAACCAAATGATGTTGGTGAATTTTATAGTGGTTCAATAATTGTTGTTCCATTGGCACCATTGAATAATACGTATAGACAATCCGGTTTACAATCCTTTGGTGCAGGTCAAGGAACAAGACATATGGATTTTACATTACCTTTAAAACAATCTACAGTAGAAGAACAAGGACTTATTAAGCATAAAACTTATTATTTTAACATTCATGATGAAAATGGTAATGGTGTATTATCTGGTATAAATTATAGTGATTTCATAAGAGATAATGTAGAATTAATTTGGAATGGTGGATATTATTTTAGCGATGGAGGAGAATGGAAACCTTCAGATAATGCAGTAGTTCCTAATCAAAATGATAAAAATGTATATGTATATTTAGAAGATAATAGCCATTTATATTTAGGTAATATAAATGTAGAAACTACTGTAATATTTAAATTTCCAGGTTATCAAGATTATACAGTTGTTGTTCATTTAAATAATGGTTATGAGGATGAAGATAATCCTAATCCAAAGAGACCAATTGATATAACATTATTTGAAGAAATACAAACTAAATCAAGTTTCACATTTTATTTTGAAGATGAAAATCATAATTCAATAACAATAAATAGTGGTGTACTTGTATATAATAATGGAGAAAAAACAAAAAACATTTCTAATGCTTCTTTTGTAACAATAACAGGAAATAGTAATGATTTAATTATTGTTGGCAGAGGTGCATATTTTAGAGAAAATAATAAATATTATGAATCTGATATATATATAGTAAGTGCATCAGATAGTTCTCATACATTTCAATTAGAAGCAAAACCCATTGCAGTTACAATTAATTG